CGTTATTTGTGATGAAACAAATAATACTGGAGATGTTATTGATAGAAACGAATTTAGGGCTGATATCTTTATCAAACCTGCTCGTTCTATTAACTTCATACAACTTAACTTTATTGCTACTAGAACGGGTGTTGCCTTTTCAGAAGTAGCAGGCGCATAGGAGGGATAAACAATGGCTAATATTAATGACTTTAAAGCCCGACTAAAAGGCGGTGGTGCAAGAGCTAATCAATTCAAGGTAACAATGCCTTTTCCTGGTTACGCTTCTGTTGGTGGAGAGACTGCTGACTTAGCATTCTTATGTAATGCAACATCAATACCTGGGCAAAATCTTGGTACTATTCCTGTTAATTTTAGAGGAAGAATACTTAACCTAGTTGGTGATAGAACATTTAATCCATGGTCTATTACTGTGTTAAACGATACAGACTTCAAAATTTACAGAGGTCTAGAAAGATGGATGAACGGTATGAACAATATGACTGATAACGAAGGGTTAACAAATCCTGTTGATTATCAAGTTGATATATTCATTGACCAGTTAGACAGAAACGGAACTACACTTAAATCTTATACTTTAAGAGGTGCATTCCCAACTGCTCTAGATGATATCGCACTTAACTATGGCACAAATAATGCTATTGAAGAGTTCGGTTGTTCATTTACATATCAGTATTTTGAAACAGATACTACTACATAATAAATATAAGTTATAAGGAGAATATATTATGGTACAATTACTTGGCTTCCAAATAACAAGACAAACTGACGATAGAGATAAACCGGCGGAGGCCAAACAGGCCTTCACGGTGCCATCTCCTGACGATGGTACTACAACCATATCTGCTGGCGGATACTTTGGCCAATACTTGGATATGGAAGTTACTGCTAAGAATGATGTTGATTTAATTAAAAGATATCGTGAAGTTGCTCAACATCCAGAATGTGATATGGCGGTTGAAGATATTATTAATGAGGCAATCGTTTCAGATGAAAGAGACCAATCGGTCACAGTTTCATTAGATAAGTTAGCAATTTCTGATAGTATCAAAACAAAAATTCGTGACGAGTTTGACGAAGTTATGAGATTATTAAACTTTGATGAAAAAGGTCACGACATATTCAGACGATGGTATGTTGATGGTCGTATTTACTTTCACAAAGTTATTGATCCAACCAGTCCACGAAAAGGACTAACAGAAATAAGATATATTGATCCACGAAAAATTAAAAAAGTTCGTGAGGTTTCTAAAAAACGAGATTCAAAAGGTAAAGGAATCGAAATTATAGAAAACACAGCAGAATGGTTTGTCTATAATGAAAAAGGAATATCTGCCGCAAATTCAAATGCTGGTCTTAAAATTTCTACTGATTCGATTTCATATGTAACATCTGGTGTTATTGACCAAACTAAAAATATGGTTATGGGCCATTTACACAAGGCAATTAAACCTGTCAATCAATTAAGAATGATTGAAGATGCTGTTGTTATTTACAGAATAGTAAGAGCACCTGAAAGAAGAATATTCTATGTTGATGTTGGTAATCTTCCAAAAGTAAAAGCAGAAGCATATTTAAGAGATGTTATGGCAAGATATAGAAATAAACTTGTCTATGATGCTTCAACTGGTGAGATTAGAGATGACAGAAAACATATGTCAATGCTTGAAGATTTCTGGTTACCTCGTAGAGAAGGTGCAAAAGGCACCGAAGTTACTACACTTGCAGGTGGTCAAAATCTTGGAGAAATTACAGATGTTGTATATTTTCAAAAGAAATTATATAAATCTTTAAATGTGCCTATATCAAGAATGGAATCAGAAAATGGTTTCAACATGGGCAAAGCTGCTGAGATAACAAGAGACGAACTTAAATTTACAAAGTTTGTTGCTAGATTAAGAAAAAGATTTTCTTCTCTCTTTAATGATATACTTAAAACACAATTAGTTTTAAAAGGTGTTATCACAATTGAAGATTGGAGTAAAATTAAAGAACATATACAATATGATTATCTAAAAGATGGATATTTTTCTGAACTAAAAAATGCAGAATTACTAAAAGAAAGATTAAGTCTTGCAAATGATATCAGTCCTTACATTGGTAAATATTTTTCTGTAGATTATGTTAGAAAATATGTACTAAGACAGAGTGATGAAGATATTATTGAAATTGATAATCAAATTGCTAATGAAATAAAACAAGGTATTATTGCGTCACCAGAAGGACAGACTTTGGAAGATGATGATAATACTGATATAAATAGTATGGGAGAACAATAATTATGTCTGATAATGAAAATGTAGTTAAAATGGTTAATTCACTTGCAGATGGTGATAATATTGCCGCTCAAGATGCGTTTAAAAATGCATTGTCTGATAAAATAGGACAAGCATTAGACGATAAAAGACAAACTGTTGCTAATGATTGGCTAAACAGCTCACAAGAGCTAGAGGCAATACAAGACGCTAGTGGTCTAGACAAACTAGGACAGGAACAAGAAACACCTGAACCTGTTGAGATAGACAATGATGAAGAAGAAGATGAGTAACCTATCGTTCCAGAAGTTTAAACGAGAAATATCTGAACGAATATATGGCGGACCTAAAAGGGGTGTTGAGTATAAAAAACTATCACCAAAACTAAAGGCTGCTGTTGATGCTGTTTATAGTATGATTGATAAAGCACCTGATCCTATCGTAAGTAAGATTGAAGGTATTATCACAACAGTTGCTAGAAACCACAATGTCAAAGTTTCTAGTATAGAAGATTATTTTGACAACGAATTAATAAAATAGAGGAATAAGATATGGCAATTTCGACACAAACACTAAAAGATACAAGTATTGCAACAGGTAGTGGTGCGGCTGGCGGTTTAGTTACTGTTTTGGTTAATATGAACGCTAATACTGCAGCTGATCAAGTTATACTTGATGCTTCGACTTTAGTAGGACACGCTGCCGGCGCTAAATTATCCATCACAAGAGCGTGGTGGTCTTTAGTAGAAGGAACAGTAGATAATAATACAGGTTGGTGTGCAATATATTTTGAAGGTGATTCTGATATTGTGGCAATTAACCTTGCTGGAAACGGACACTATGATGGTACTGCTGGTAAAATCAAAAACGGAGTAACAAATACTGGCTTAACTTCAGGAGATATGAAGTTAACCGCTTACGGAACTTCTGGTTTTGTTATGCTAGAATTAAGAAAAGAATCAGGATTTACTGCCTAATTATTATGACAATTAAGAATACGCCGGTTGTTGATATCGCTTCTAAATATACTGTTAAGTCAACAGGTATTGGAAACGAAGTTGACCAGAGTTTGGTAGATGCTGAAGAACTTACTGACGGAACGAATGAATCTAAAGTAAGTTTAATTGAGTGTCACTATCAGATAAAAGGAACTGGATCACTAACGATTAGTTCAACCAGTGAAGAAAATGATTTGATTTTAATTGGAAATGGTAAGTATGGATTACGACCAGGACAGTTAAAATTTGGGAATGATAAACAGTTGTTATTAACAACAGACGCAAATGTTACAAATTATTTGTTAATAACAGAATTTAGGAGAAATTAAATATGGCTGATGTCGTAACTACACAAACTTTAGCAGATACCGTTGGTGTAAAAACGGTTATAAAACTGACTAATATAAGTGACGGTTCAGGTGAAACTCTTGTTACGAAATTTGATGCTAGTGCTTTAAATTTTATGTCTGAAGATGCCACCAAATCTATTGCAAAGATTTATTGGGCAATCAATACAACAAATGGTAAATCAGGAGTTGAAATACTTTGGGCAGGTAGTGGAACAAGCGCTGCAAATAAAACAATTGGTTTTTTCTCTGGCACAGGTTATTGGGATTTATATACAGCAGGTAATGCTGTTCCTAATAACGCAACATTAACAGCGAATACTAGTCCAGCTGGAGATATATTATTTTCAACAAAAGGATTTGTTGCAGGTGATAACTATACCATTATAATAGAAGTGAGATAATGCCTAAAAAGAAAAAAGATTATTCCAGAGCAATTTTAGAAAGAATTGTAGGAACAAAATCTAAGACTTATCTTGCAGATGAATTTAAAAAGGCATTTGCAGAAAAGTTAGGGATTAAAAAAGAAGAACTTAAAAAGGGGATAGTAGACAAAATCTACAATAAAGAAAAGGCGGAGAGATGAAACTAATTACAGAAACAATTGAAGATATCGAAGTACTGACTGAAGCAACAGCAAACGGTGGCAGGTCATATAAGATTAAAGGTGTTTTCATGCAGGCGGATATCAAGAACCGTAATGGTCGAGTTTATCCAGTTGAAACACTTGCAAAAGAAGTTGCACGATACACAAAAGAATTTATCAATAAGAAAAGAGCTTTCGGAGAACTAGGACATCCTGACGGACCAACAGTTAATCTTGAAAGAGTTTCTCACATGATAACTAGTCTTAAAAGTGAAGGTAAAAACTTCATTGGCGAGGCGAAAATAATGGACACTCCTTACGGCAAAATCGTTAAAAATTTAATTGACGAAGGTGCTCAATTGGGTGTATCATCAAGAGGTATGGGTTCAATATCTAACGGTACAGTTGGTAGAGATTTCTATCTTGCTACCGCAGCAGACATTGTTGCAGATCCTAGTGCACCAGATGCTTTCGTAGAAGGTATCATGGAAGGCAAAGAATGGGTGTGGGATAATGGAGTGCTGAAAAGTATGGAAATTGAACAATACAAAAAAGAAATTGAAAACACTAGACGCAAAGAACTTGCAGAAGTGAAAGCAAATATCTTTAAAGACTTTATAACAAAACTATAAAAACCTACGCAGCTTTTACAATAAGCGTTAGGTTTAAAATGGTAATTGTTATAAATAATAGTAGACTAAAAATTAATTAATTTTTAATATCAAGGAGAGACCGAATGTCTGAAACCGAAGTAACTAAAGCAGTAGAGACAGTAGAAGAGCAAAAAAATGCGGCTAATAAAGACGCTGCTCCAACTGAACCTACTCACCTTAAAAATGACGCTGATGATCTTGGTGCACCTGTAGTTAAATCTACTGACAGCAACCCAGACGCTGCGAAAAAGGTATCGAAAGCTTCAGATCCGTCACTTAAAAATGCAAAAGATGGTTCTTTAGAAAAAGATCAAAAACCATCTAGTGCTTCTGAAGAAGTTAATGCTGAAGGCGATATAATCGCTGAAGTTGATACTAAATTAGAAATTGACTTATCTGATGATGTTAAGGCACTAGTTTCATCAAACGCCGACCTTTCTGAAGAATTTAAAGAAAAGGCGGCCGTTATATTTGAAACTGCTGTTAAAACAAGAATACAAGAACAGGTAAAAGTGCTTGAGGCTCAGTATAAAGAAAAACTTTCAACTGAAAAAGAAACAGTAAAAGAAGCTATGGTCGAAAAAGTCGATTCATATTTAAACTATGTTGTTGAAGAGTGGATGAAAGAAAATGAATTAGCAGTAGAAAGAGGTATTCGTACCGAAATCGCTGAGGACTTCATTACTGGACTTAAAACTTTATTTAAAGAACATTATATTGATGTTCCTGAAGAGAAGTACAATGTGCTTGACGACTTAACAAACCAAACCAAAGAATTAGAATCAAAACTTAATGAACAGATTGAAAAGAATGTAAATCTGACTAAGTCTATTTCTGAATTTAACAAAAAACAAGCAATCTTAGAAGTAACTGCTGATTTAGCAGAAACAGAAAAAGAGAAGTTTGTTTCTATGGCTGAAAATGTTGAGTACGATAGTGCTGAGAAATTTAGAGAGAAGTTAGATACTATTAAAGAATCTTATTTCCCTAAAACGAAATCAGAAGTAACAGAAGAAAGTTCTGTTGATTCTGTGGCGGCAAACGAACCTGCTGATTTTTCTGCTGGTAAGTCGAATGCTATGGCTGCATATACGGCCGCAATATCAAAGAACCTTAAAGCTGCAAAGTTTTAATGTTTTTAATAACTGTAAATAATAACAAGGAGAGATAAAAATGTATCTTACTGAAAACTTACAAGAAAAATGGCAGCCAGTCCTAGAGCATCCAGATTTACCTAATATTGGTGATGCTTATAAGAGAGCTGTTACAACTGTTATTCTTGAAAACCAAGAAAAAGCAACAAGAGAAGATAGAGGTTATCTTCAAGAAGCAGCCCCTGCTAACGCAACTGGTTCATCTGTGGACAACTGGGATCCAGTATTAATATCACTAGTTAGAAGAGCAATGCCTAATCTTATTGCTTATGACATCTGTGGTGTACAACCAATGACTGGTCCAACAGGGCTTATCTTCGCTATGAAGTCAAGATATGCAACACAAGGTGGAACAGAGGCATTATTTAACGAAGCTGATTCAGACTTTTCTGCTAGAGACGCTGCTGGTGACACTGGTTCAACTGACGCTCAAGCGGGAACTAACCCTGCTACTTTAAATGATAGCCCATCAGCTGGTACTTATACTACTGGTGCTGGTATGTCAACTGCTCAGGCAGAAACACTAGGTGACGGAACTGATGAGTTCGCTGAAATGGCTTTCTCAATCGATAAAGTAACTGTTACTGCAAAATCTAGAGCTCTAAAAGCAGAGTACACTATGGAACTTGCTCAAGACTTAAAAGCAATCCACGGTCTAGACGCTGAAACAGAACTTGCTAACATCTTATCAAGTGAAATTCTTGCTGAGATTAACCGTGAAGTTGTGAGAACAATTTACTCACACGCTAGATCGGGCGCTCAAGTTAATACTACTACTGCTGGAATTTTTGATCTTGACACAGACTCAAATGGTCGTTGGTCAGTTGAGAAGTTCAAAGGGCTTTTATATCAGTTAGAGAGAGATGCTAACGCTATCGGTCAATTAACAAGAAGAGGTAAAGGGAATATAATTTTATGTTCTGCTGATGTTGCTTCTGCTTTACAAATGGCTGGTGTATTAGATTATGCTCCTGCATTATCAACTAATTTAAATGTTGATGACACAGGAAATACTTTCGCTGGTGTACTTAACGGTAAATTCAAAGTGTATGTTGATCCATACTCAGCGAATGTATCCGCAAGTCAATTCTATGTTGTTGGATATAAAGGTACTTCACCTTATGATTCAGGATTATTCTATTGTCCATACGTTCCACTACAAATGGTGAGAGCGGTTGGTCAGGATAGTTTCCAACCTAAGATCGGCTTCAAAACTAGATATGGTATGGTTCAGAATCCTTTTGCTACAACAAACGGTGCTGGTGCTATAGATAACTCTGGTGCAGTTGCTGCTGGAGATACTAATGTATACTACAGAAGAACAAAAGTAACGAACATAATGTAAGTTGCTTTCACTTTTGTGAAACAATTAAAAAGGGGGTTTTATTACCCCCTTTTTTTTAGCCTGATTTTACTATTATAAATAGTAGTATGACAGAAACAAATGTTTATACTAGAGAACCATCTAAGCAAGACTATGCTAGTCCTGTACAGTTTAGATTTAAGATAACCAAACTGCCATTAGTTGAATATTTTGTACAGACAGCAAACATTCCAGGAATAACTTTAGGTGGCGCTACACAATCAACACCACTTGTTGATATACCAATACCAGGTGATAAGATAACTTATGCTTCTCTTGATATGTCATTTCTTGTTGATGAAAATTTAAATAACTATAAAGAGATACACGACTGGATGGTCGGTTTAGGTTTTCCTGATAATCATAATCAATTTCAAGACTTACAATCTACTGGTTCAGATAGATTTCCTGGGTCTAGTAGAAGTACAGCCGTAACAGGCACCTCTGTACCACAACCTTTAAATGAGGGTGGTATATATTCAGATGCTACTTTAACAGTATTGAATAGTAAGAATATTGCCAAAACTGAAATACGATTTAAAAATGTTTATCCGACTAGTTTGGGTAGTTTGAGTTATGATGTTAAACAATCAGATGTTGATTATCTAGTTGCTCCGATTAGTTTCAATTATACAAACTATGAAATAGTACAAGTTTCTACTACTTAATATTAATCCAAAATAAAATGGTCAAAAGCCTTGACTTTCTCTCCAAAATATGATATAATATCAATATGACATTAGAAGAATTACAACAACAAGTAGATAGAGATTTTAAAATTGATGATACGGAACTAGATGCCGAATCAATTAAGATACCTTTATTACATAACAAATACCTACAACACTTTAACAAGTTTTCTTTATTATTAAAGAAGGCAGAATATGACCACAAATTAATGATAAGACAAAAGTGGGAATATTATACAGGTAAAGCAGATGAATCTATTTACAGAGAAAAACCATTTAACTTAAAAGTTTTAAAATCAGATGTACATATCTATATGGATTCAGATGATGAATTACAAAAGGCAGATCAAAAGGCTGCATACTTAAAACAAGTTGTTTCATATCTTGAACAAATTTTAAGAAGTATAAACAATAGAACATTTTTAATTAAGAACGCAATAGAATGGAAAAAGTTTACTAGTGGAGCAATCTAGTTGGCCTGCTTGTGTAGGTCTATCAAAAATAGGTAAATACGGAAGAGTACACACATTGTGGAACGATACAAAAGGTAGTCGCCCTACACCATGGTACATGAGATTAATACCCATGATGTTTATTAAGTGGAATCGTAAAGGGAGTTATATATTCAATGGAACATCAAAAAATATTCGCAACTAATATATTTTTAATAGATGATTTTATATCATTAGATAGTACTGATAGTATGAAGCAATATATTGCTGAACTATGGAAGAATAGAGAATATGATAATAATTGGCAAACTAAATCTGCTGATTTACATAAACAAGCAATATTTTATAACTTTGCTAAGACTGTTGTTGACACAAGCTCACAAATAATGAAACAATTAGATTATGATGTAGAGGGTTTGATGATAACTGATATGTGGGCAAATGTATTAAAATCTAATGAACATCACCCAATGCATACACACTCAAATAATTTTTTAAGTGGTACTTATTACTTACACTCTGACCAAGGCGCCAGTATAGTATTTCACGACCCTAGACCTGCAGCGGACGTTATTGTGCCAAGAAAGAAACAAGACACACCAAACAATTCAAGTTTATTAAGTTATGCATCTAAAACCAACAGAGCAATAATATTTCCATCATGGTTGCCACATCAGGTTCAACAAAACAAATCTGACAATAAACGCATAAGTATAGCTTGGAATATACAAATTAAAGGACAGGTAGGAGAACACCATGAATTTCAATCTGCCGACTTCTAAGGTTTTATAATCTATGGACACTCTTATAATAGAGAAGAAGAATGAGGTTTATATAACCGTAGATTGTGACCCAAATGTTCAGAGAGAGTTATCTGAATTTTTTACATTCTATGTTCCTGGTTATAAGTTCATGCCTGCATTTCGTAATCGTATGTGGGATGGTAAGATAAGATTATTTTCACAAAAGACCAAAGAGGTATACTTTGGATTATTTCCTTACATTAAAGCATTTGCCGAAGAAAGAGAATATCATATTGTCTGTGGTAAAGATGTTGAAGTAAAAAATAAAGTAGATAAAGATATTGTTGAAAAGTTTTCTAATAGTTTAGGTCAAAAGTTTGAAGCAAGAGATTATCAAGTAGACGCTATATATCACAGTTTAAAGTACAATAGGGCACTCCTACTTAGTCCTACAGCATCAGGTAAGTCTTTCATCATCTATGCTCTCATTCGTTACTATACACATCTAATTAAAGATGAGACTAACAATCGAATATTGTTAATTGTACCTACAACCTCATTGGTTGAACAAATGTATTCTGACTTTAAATCATATGGCTGGAATGTAGAAAAAAATTGTCATAGACTGTATAGTGGTTATTCTAATCAAACAGATAAAAAAGTTTTAATATCTACATGGCAAAGTTTATATAAGTTACCGAAAGAATATTTTGACCAGTTCGGTGTAGTGTTTGGTGATGAAGCTCATTTATTTAAATCTAAATCATTAACAGAGATTATGTCTAAACTTATTGATTGTAAATATAGAATAGGTCTAACAGGAACACTTGATGGTGCTCAAACTCATAAACTTGTATTAGAAGGATTGTTTGGTGCTGTGAATAAAGTTACATCTACTAGAAAACTTATGGATAAACAACAGCTGTCAAATCTTGTTGTTCGTTGTTTAATATTAAAACATACAGATGAAAACTCTAAGATAGTTTCAAATGGTAAATATCAAGATGAAATAGATTACTTAGTAAGTAGCAGACCAAGACAAAATTTCATTCGTAATCTAGCACTTAAATTAAAAGGCAATACATTGGTGTTATTTCAGTTAGTCGAAAAACATGGTAAAGATTTACATAAGATAATAAAAGAAAAGGCTGAAGAAGGTCGAAAAGTTTTTTATATTTTTGGTGGTGTTGAAGCAGACGAAAGAGAAGCAATAAGAGGTATAGTAGAAAAAGAAAAGGATGCTGTTATCGTTGCAAGTTATGGTACATTCTCTACTGGTGTTAATATTAAAAACTTACACAATATTATATTTGCTAGTCCATCTAAAAGTAGAATAAGAAATCTACAGTCTATAGGCCGTGGGTTAAGATTAGGCGACAATAAGGTTAATGCGACATTGTATGATATAGCAGATAATCTAACTTATAAATCAAAAGAAAACTTTACATTAAAACATTTTCAAGAAAGGATAAACATCTACACCGAGGAAGAGTTTGAGTATGAAATACACAATATCGACTTGAAGGAATAGATAAATAGTTATATGGATAAATTAATAGAACAGCCAGATAATAATATTGTTGATTATCGCATAGTCCGTTTAACTGACGGAAGTGTGTTGGTTGGTAGTATTACAATAGATAAAGATTTTCTAAGAATACAAAACCCGTTACAATTAAAATCAGTACCAAGAATTACATCATATGGGGTTAAAGATGATTCAGTATTAGAACAATGGATTCCTTTTACAGATGATAAGTTATTTGTTATTCCAAAAGATAAGGTACTAGTTATATCAAAAGCAGCTAAAGAATTAGCACACTACTATGAAGTTATATTAAATAAATTAACGACTGTAAAGGTTAAAGTTGCTTATTCAGCTGAAGAAATAGATAAGATTATGAATCTTGCTGATGAGATGGAGAAACAATTAACAGAAGAAGAACTTGAAGAGTTTAAAGAAAAATATGATGCAACTAAACTTAAAACAGTACATTAAGGTTACTAGGTTTAGCCCACCTCAAAGCGACTACATAGTCGATTATACACATATTCCTATCAATGTCAAGCACACTAAAATAATTAATTGATATGCTTGCATTTTACCAGAAACTGTGTTACAATACATTAAAGAAAGTTGAAAAATATTATGAAAACAAAAGCACACAAACCTCATTACGTTGACAATAAAAAGTTTCTAGAGGCGATGATTGAGTACAGAGCAAGATGTACTAATGCTGAAGAACAAAAAGAAAGTAAGCCAGATGTTACAAATTACATT